GAAGTGCTCTGAGTTGGTGTGGGTTGCATTCATATTTGCTTTTCCGGCCCTGTCCTACCTATCAGATGACCTCATTAAATACGGCTTCCATTGATTCAAGTCCCTTGAACTCTTCCAGCATGGAATGGGCCTTTCCATATATGTAGTCGTTAGCATTACGTGATCCTGGAGTGAGGTTTCCATTGACTCTTAGGCCGAATTTCAACAAGGAAGAAGTGGGATTTTTCCATCCGAATATATCATTTCCATTCGTCTAAAATTCAATTTTGCAGAATCTGGCTCCCTCTAAACCGTGGTTGATTTGATTTGTGAGTGTCATCCCCAGCATCATTGCAGTATTTCGTATTTCCTAGAAGAACAACAAATCGTCTGATCCGATGATGCCGTCGTCTCCCTCTGTGAAATAGTCTGTTGCTTATTCGCTGAGTCGCATTCTGTATTTCGTGTACTCTATTATCATCATGTTGAGGAAAGTGTTGCCACATGAGGTGTTCATTTCGCCTGATTTTCAGTTTCTCATGTCTTCGAATTAAATGTTTCCATTCTTGGTCCTGACCAATTACGGTTTAATGATTGCGGCATCCCAATATCTAGAGAATTCTGGGCAGATTTTCCTAATCAACATAGCATCGATTTCTAGAAGAGAAGCTCACTGTGAAGCGTCATACTTGCTGTAATCAGTGCACATTGTGTACTTATAATGTCCAAGTCTTTGCGCTATTGTTTCTACTATCTCACTAGGCTGTAAGTGCTTAATCATGTGTCTGGATTTAAACACTTGCTTTGCCACCATATGATATGGTACAGCTGATAAGTTTCTATTCTACTCTGATATCGCTTAAATTGCACGTGGAACTGAAGTGGGTCCTTATAGGACCTCAATTTTGGGGAATAACTCTACGAATACGCTGACGTACTGGTCTTCAAAAGCCCGTTATAGATTTCTAATCATTGCGTCCTTCTGACCACGTGTCTTGCCCATTTTCTCTATTGATTCAACTGAGTATTCATACCAGTTAGATAGCTGCTCAGTGTCATTGATGTCCCTGTGGTAGGTTTTGTCAATAAAAGCCTAGACAAACTAGTGGAAAGAGTGTATTGCGTTTGCTTCTGGAAGGTATTTTGAGGAACTCGTTCAATACATGGCAGCTGCTAAGCTATCGTGTGTACACCCCGTTGGGAAGTTCATAGGAAGATCAAACGTGAATGAGAGGGGTCTTGTTACTCTGGGCGCACATTCGGTCATCTGTGCTCTGCTAAATCTAATGATTGGAGTGTTCAGTTCATGCAGAAAATCAAATTTCTGTCCATAGCAGCAAGACGTTAAGTTCATCTGCCCGTCTACTTCCAACCACTGAGAATCATACCTGTCTGCTTTTTCCAATTTGTACTGTTTGCCTCCTGGTGGTTTCTTGTGCTTAAATAGTAATCCTCCGAAGTCCATACTAGGGTCCTTTCTCCGTTAGAGTCTGTCCAAGATTTGGATCCAGCTCATGCCTAATTTAGTGTCTGCTAGCCATGGACTGCAGCTGCGGCAAACGATGTCTCCTGTGCAGGTTGGACACTAGCATTCTTCATATGATGCTCTCTATTTCCAGTCTTCTATGTCCATGGTTATGTTGGTCTCAGCATCATTGACCTTTCTGACCTGATTTGGGTTTGTCCAAGCCCATGCGTGTCCTCCTGCTATTATGAGCTGAACTGGAATTTGACCTTTCCATATGTGGTGTACTTCCGTTTCGTCATCTAAGTCTACATAGTCTAGATTGAAATGCTCTGAACAAGACTGCTCTAAAATGGCAATTGAGTATCCTCTGGAACTATGTGGAATTTTAATGCCTAGCTCGTACTCAAGCATGACCTTTGGGTCTGAAACATTAACTTGGGGGGTTTCCCCTTTGTATAACTGATAAAAGAAGTAAAATACCGCCAGCAAACACGAGTTGTTATCATCTCCAGAGCCTACATCGTATATCAGTTCTAGTGGGATATTTGTGAAGGCCATCGGCAGTCTCGGATTCTTGATTGCCTTTGGTCCCTAACACCTTATTTTTACGGTGTTCGTCAGCAATTCATAATGAGGTGCATTCTTTTGATCCTAGCCGAGTATGTCTATCAGGTCTTCAAAGGCTGATCATGTGATCGAATACCACTAGCAATGTATGAGAGCGAGGCATGGAAGTAATGCGTCTCTCATTGTGTGGAGAAGTTTCTTGATAAGGGGAAGCGATGCTATTGCATAAATCAAGAGGTCTTGTCTAGGAACCTCGTCTATCTCGAAGTACTGTCTGAAGGTGTCAATCAACGTCAAATCACATTTCTCGCCTCCTCGGTCTAATAAGTTTCAGAGATTCCGTACTTTATCTATCTTGACTTCTTCCGTTGTGTCAATCCATACCTATGGAGATAGCTAATCTAAGATTAACTCTATTGCCTAATCTGGATCTTAAAATTGAACTACTGAGCCGTTGTGATTACACATGATTCAATAGAGACCTTGTTCTTCCTGAATGTGCCACAAAGTCTTTCTGTTGGGCTTGAAGCTCAATTCTGCCAAATACACTCTCGGGACAATCTGTTGTGTTTTCTTGTCGTGAGAGAGAACGCAAGGAAGAGTGACGAGTCTTTCAGGGTATATCTTAGCTTTAGACCCTATGAGTTGTTTGCCTTATCAGCAAATCAACTCCTGAAGTTGGCATACTTTAGTCTCGAGGTTCTGCAGTGCATTGTGTGTTTCAGATTTATGTTCTGCGTACCACAGTCCGAGTCCAAAGCCAACTGCTGTCCAGAAGAATGCCCATTTATACCACGAGTTTTTATCTTTACCTCCTACCTTCTTCATTTAGTTTTCTAGGCCTGAAGCATTAAATAACATCTTCTCTACGCCTTGTAGCACCTCTCATCTATTGCAATCCTTAACTGATTTCATTTGTTTCGCCAGTTTGTCTAGAGTCTAGAATTCTGGAGTCCGCCATAGTGACACATCAGTTTTTGACTCTTCTCAGCAAAAGACTCTTTCTTCTAAAGCTTGTAGTAGTGTTGTTTTGATCTCAAGTGGTTCTTGTCCAAGTCTTTTGGCTATGCTGGACATGATCGCCATTTCTTGTGAGCTTAATACTGTTTGTCCATCGATTACTTGTTTAACACTGGTTGTCTTTTCTAAGTATTGGCGTATTTCTTAGGATTTTGCCTTCTTAATATCAGCCTCTTTCTGTTCCTCTTCTGTCATGAGTATGTCGTCTAATGATTGGTTCTTAGTTTTCCTTCTGTAAATCTTGAGAAACAGTCTGGCTTTGTTGATGGTGGTTTAGTACTCTTTCTTAGTCCAACTTAGATCTAGAGTTTTCTTGATTTTGTCTCTCAGTTCTTGCCAATCTTTCATTGTGCCATTCTCTTCATGGTCTGCGTCTAATTTAGACAACTTGTAGTAAGCGTACTTCTTTGCTACTCATGCTTCCTCCCTCAACAAATCAGAAGGTGTAGCACCTTCATTCAAGTCCAAGTATTTGTACTCTAATTAGTCCAAGTCATCCATCCATCCAACGGGATCTGGAAGCATTCTTCCGAGTTGATGCGGTGCTAGAGTAAAAGACAGAAGACTAGAGAAACAATCTGACATTGATCTAGGGTCTTAGACTCTGGCATTAAAAAGAATTCCCCATCAAGCATATCTAGGACATCCTTCTGAATCAGAGCTTGCGTCTGACATGAGATGGTCATTTTCATTGAGCCTTGTCTTACCAGCGACGAATTTTTCCCTCACATTCTCTTCCACATACTACTTGACTTCTTCTTTTCTTTCCTCGCTGATTCAAAGGGCTCGCCTGAGATCACTCTCTTCGTCTAATAAGTCAAAGCCTGTGAAGTTATGTGCTTATGCTCTGTCTATTTTCTCGAATAGTCAGATCTCTTCCTCTTCATCTTCAACTAGCTTTTGGATCTTGAGATTAGTCTATGGTTCATTGTCCTCTTCTTCTTCCTCTCCTTCAAGATCCTCCTCTTCTGGTTTTCTTTCTATCTCTTCCCTGCAAAATACTCGTAGGCCTTTCTCTCTGCTTCTGGTTTTTCTTCTACTGCTTTGGTCTCAATAATCCTCCTATAATAAATGAACTACGCGGGATTTTAAGGCATATCTTGTACAAGGTCTTTAAATCAGAGATAGTTAATTGGGTTTGTGCATATCATTCTTTTATTCTTTCTTGGTCTTATCCACCTATAGATTTAGTGACCTACTACTACTAATAGACCGACTGTCAGCACTCTTCTTGAAATCCAAACCTTGGAGATATTGAGTTCCGCTCCAAATAAGGCTCTTAGAGCGTAAGCGATCAAGGAGGCATTTTCATGGTTTTTGTCTGTGATTCTAACGGCAATAGTTGAACCCAAAGCTAAAGCTGGTGTGTAATACCATTTCCTCAAGCAGTCGCACGCAGCTGTTGTTCTGCTTGGGAAGAAGTCTAGAGATTTGGCGTTCATGACGTCCAACATGTTTCTTGTGTATCTTTCAGCAGGAGAAGC